AATATGAGAGATGAGTTTTTAGCAACTCTTCCTGAACAAACTGCTGCTGGTGTTGATAAAAGAAAATTAATTAAAAATATTAAATCTATGTATAGAGCAAAAGGTTCTGTACGAGGCCATGAAATGTTTTTTAGAATATTGTTTGGTGAAACATCCGAAACAATTTATCCTAGAGAACAAATGTTAAAAGCTTCAGATGGTCAATTTGATTCACTAAAGGTGTTAAGAGTTATTGCTACGGTTGGTGACGCAACATTATTAATAGGTAGAACAATAACAGGTCAAACATCTAGCGCTACTGCTATTATAGAAAATACATCTACTTTTCAAATTGGTGATTCTACGGTAACACAATTAATTTTAAATGCAGATAGTATTCAAGGAACATTTGTGGTTGGTGAAGAAGTACAAGGAACAACTTCAGACACCGACAATTATTTTATAAAAGCAAATGTAACAGGTATACCTGGTCCTAAAAATATAACAAATGACGGTTCATTAAACTTAACTACAGATACTATTAATTTAACAGCAGGTGGTGAAGGAGCATTATTTCAAATTGAAGATATTGGACCTGGTAGTATTACAGAGATAATAATTGATAATGCAGGAACAGGTTACAACATTGGTGATAATTTAACATTTACAAACGATAACACAGGTGGTAATAACGCTGCTGGTTTTGTTGCAGTTGTAAACGGTGGTATAGCAGACCAGAATGGTAGCACAGCGGCTGCTACAGGTGTTGAAGATACAATAGTTTTAGAAGACGCTACCGTTCAAGGTGATTCTTATGCAGGAAATGTTATTGTTCAAGAAAAATTTACAGATTTACAACCCATAACAAAAATATTTTTAACAAATGGTGGTAATCAATATACATCACTACCAACGGTATCAGTAACTTCATCAACAGGTTCAAACGCAACGGTTAAAGCATTTGGTTCAGAGATTGGTAAAATTGTAAAATTAAAAACGGTTGAATTAGGTAGAAGTTATGAACAATCTCCTACACCACCTACATTAGGTTTCTTTAACAATATGATTGTAACAAATGTTTCAGGAACATTTATTGCTGGAGATACGGTGTCAGGCGCAGGTGGAGCTTCAGGTACAATAGATAGTTTTGATAGTGATAGAGGTTTATTAAGAGTAAAATCTGTTACAGGTAATTTTGTAATAGATGAAACATTAACATCATCTACATCTGGTACATGCAAACTTAAAAAATTAGATGTTGCAACTGCTTCAGTTAGTGTGGTTTCTGTTTCAGATACAGATGGTGCTTTTATTGGTGAGAGAGGTAAATTATCTGAAACAACTATGAGAATTCAAGATAGTTTATATTATCAAGATTATTCTTATGTAATTAAAGTTGGTCAATCAATCGCAAGATGGCGAGACGCATTTAAAAAAACAATGCATACTGCTGGTTTTTATTTTACAGGTCAAGTTGATATTGAATCAAGAATTACGGTAACTGCTAATGGTCCAGTTGAAGGTGTAACTTCAGGTGTTTCTGAAACTCCATTATTATCACTTGTTAATACATTATTTACTACCGTTTTTGGTAGAAGACTAGGAACAAATAGTGATGGCACATCATTGAGACCAAACGCTCATCTAGGTGTAAATGTAGATGTCAGTAATGCTTATGAAGACCCATTTGCTGCTAATACTAGAGATGTAACTGCTTCAAGAGAAAATATTGAAATTGATTATTTGAGTAGGCAAAGAAACTTATTGACAGATAAAAATGGTGTAATACATGACATTAGAAGCGGTTATGCATATGCAGGACCAAGATTTGGTTCACTTAATAAATATGCAAATACCGTTTTTGGTGCAAACAACCCAGGCTCAAAGGCGAATACATTTCAAGCATTAAATGAAATTAAAGTAACTGGTACTAAAACAGCTCTTGATGGTCAACAAGTTCCTATATTTTTGATAACATCAAACGAGATTGGTAAAAAAATAAGAATGAATTATGCATTTCCAACTGAAACAGGATTTAATGCTAATCTATTCAGTAACACATTGACTAGATTTGATAGTAACACTATAACTTTTGATGATACTAACCCATAGAAGAGTTATAAATAGTAAAAAGAGATAAAAAATGGCAAAACAAACAATTGGTAGAGGTAGTAACGCAAACGACGGAACGGGTGATAATCTCCGAGACGGTGCTAATAAAATAAACCTCAACTTTAACGAAATTTACACAGCATTAGGTGACGGTACTACATTAGCCGGCACTATAAAAATTGCTGACGATTCATCTACGGTTATGACATTATCTGCTAACGGCGAAACCGTTAGACTATTAGGTGGTTCAGGTATTACATCAACTATTTCAGGTAATGATTTAACTCTTGCAGTAGATGGCACGGTTTTATCTGCCTCTCAAACTTCAACTCTTACAAATAAAACTATTGACCTTGATTCAAATACAATCACAGGTACTTTAGCAGAATTTAATACAGCTTTACAAGGTGATAGTTTTGTTACATTAACTGGTTCAGAAACATTAACAAATAAAACTATTAATGCTTCTCAATTAGTTGATGGTTCAGTTTCAAACGCTAAACTGACAAATTCTACAATTACAATGATTGATGACAGCTCTACTACAGACGCTGTTTCTTTAGGAGAAAATTTTAGATTTACAGGTGGTACAGGTATTGCATCCACATTAGGTTCAAATGCAGTAACATTTGCTATTGATAACACCGTTGCTACATTATCTGGTTCACAAACACTTACAAACAAAACTATTGTTGCAGGTAATAATACAATTTCAGGTATTACAAATGCAATGTTATCAGGTAGTGCTGGTATTACAAATGCAAATCTAGCAAACTCATCAATTACTTTAGGTGACGATACAATTTCATTAGGTGGCACAGATACAAGTATTGCAAATTTAAGTTTAACAGGTGCTACAGGTACTATTGACTTAACAAGTTCAGGAAACAAATTAAGATTTAACTTTGCAAATACAGGTTCTTTTCCAACGGCTTCAACTTACGAAGGTATGTTTGCTTATGATGTAGGTGGTGACAATCCATATGTTGCAGACGCAGGTGGTTGGGTAAAAATTCTTTCAGAAAATAGTTCAATCGCAGACTTATCAAATGTTGGTAGTATTGCAAGTATATCAAACGGTCAAGCTTTAATTTGGAATTCAGCTGCAGGTAGATTTGACCCTGGTAGTGCAGGTGGCGGATATGTTGCAGGTTCAGATTTAGATTTACAAGGTGCAGACCCACAAGACGCAGGTTATTTTGGTTTTAGGTCACCAGATGATTCAGTAGTAAAAACTATTGTTGTAACCGTTGCTACAAAAACAACTGAACATTATCATCATGGTACAGGTTCATCAAGTGGTTATGTATTAGATGGCCATGAAGCGCCGGCATTAATTTTAGCACCAGGTGTTTATAAGTTTGACCAATCAGATAGTACAAACTCTACACACCCTTTAAGATTTTATTACCAAGGAGATAGAACAAGAGAATACACAACTGGAGTTACAACAAACGGAACACCAGGTAGTGCAGGTGCATATACGCAAATTGAAGTTGATTTTACAAGCACAGGACCAATTCATTATCAATGTTCATCACACCCTTATATGGGTCATGTTATTTCATTACCTCATACGAATAGAAATAAATTAACTTTTACAACTGATAAAACTAATACAGGTGATGGCTCTGATACAACATTTACCGTTTTAGCAGGCACTACGGTAGATAATATTTTAGTTTTCGTAAATGGTATTTGTTTAGTGCCAACAGATGACTATACTATTTCAGGAACAACATTAACTTTCGCAACGGCTCCGGCAAATGGAGCAGAGATTGTGTTTAGATATCTAGGATACTAATATGGGAACAAAAACAAGAACAATTGCAAATAACTTAACATCTGCTTTAGGCTCTCAAGCTATAGGCTCAGTTCAACAAGTTCACTATAAAGCAACAACATCTTTTTCAGGTGCTGGTAGAGGTAGTTCACATATTATAACCGGTTTAAATATGACATTTAACAGAGAAAGTCAAACAAGTAAAACTTTATTAAAATATAATATAACTATAGGAACACAAATTGATATGTGGATTTGTTGCAAAATTCAATATTCAACAGATGGTGCGGCTTTTACAGATGTACCTGATATTGTAGATAGTTTTGGTTCAAATACATCAATACCTAGAGGACATATAGGTAATGGATATAGAGCAGGTGGTAGTAACTCATTTTCAGAATATACTTCAAATCCAAATGTCGTTGAATATTTACATGATACTTCAGGCATTGCTTCAAATACAATTTATTACAGAATAATAATATTTAATGGTCATGGTACTCATAATAGAACAATTTACATAAACAGAAGTGAAAACATGGCGAGCACAGGTGACCCAAATAGAAATTGTGGAACATCACAATTAACAGCAATGGAGATTTTATAATGGGTAAAATAGAATCATCAATATTAAAAATTAACGCAGACGCACAATTTAGCGTAGAAGACAATGATGTTACTAAAATTACATGGTTAGATGGTACAACTCCCATATCTCAATCAGATATTGAAGCACAATATCCAGCAGTTGAATTAGAGTTAGCATTAGAAGAGGTGAGAAGAGAGAGAAATTTCCTAATATCACAAACAGACTTTTATGCCTTATCGGATGTAACTATGAGCTCTGATATGCAGACTTATAGACAAAATTTAAGGGATATAACAAATGGACTTGACACGGTTGAAAAATGCAACAATGTAACTTGGCCGACAAAACCATAATGAAAACTTGTATAAATATTGAGTAAGGAAGAAAATAAAAAGATATGCCAGCGATTATAACAGACAAATTTAGAATTCACAACTCTGAGCAGTTTCACGAAGCTTTTTCAGAGTCTTCAGG